AGTTTTCTCTCCGTTTGGTTAATTGCTATATTTGCTATTCTTTTTAGGAAACTACTAGCTGCATCACCATCAATTATTTCCCAATGTTTATATTTGAAGTTGATAGTCAGTTTTTCTATTGTGTTTGTACTACCATAACTCACGTTTAATGGTCCAATAGTTTTTGGAAATGCTTCTACGAGTCTTACTCCCAATCTTCTAGTATCTTTTTCGTCCAATTGATAGATATCAACTGAACTTACATAATCGTAATAGTATCCGATATTGTAGTCTGCAGGACTTGCTGCAATATTTTGCCAATCATTAAAGAATTTTTGTTCTTTATGGTCGGTTGTAACATAAAATGATGCTGATACATCATCAAAAATTTGACCATAAACGATTTCTCTTTCTATTCCATAAGTAGATAAATCTGCTTTAGATGTTAATTGTCGTCCAGGAAAATCAATCGTTTCACAATTAAGCGAAACTTGTCTTGCTACGTTACTGTTTACGTTTTCTGTTTTGAAAAAGCCTTTTGGTAGACCGATTACTACTTCGTATCGTGATGCTTTGGCATATCCATCTTTACCATGTAAAAACGATGATAGGAATTCGTTAATAACCGAATATCCTGCACCTTCCCAAAAATTTGCCATTACGCTATCTTCCTAATTCCTTTAAAATTCTTTCCAAAACGAATATGTTTCCTACTATTTATATAGACTTGTCGAAGGACTCTTACATTTTGAATCACATTTCTATTGAATTTTGTGTTAGGTTTTACCAATCTTGTGAGTGGCAACCACATTGCAATTGGTACTTCATCTGCTCTTAATACTAAAAATCGAGATTTTATATTACTAAGACTGTATTTTCTTATTAGGGGACGCATTACTTTAAATCTTGATATCTTACTCCACGTCATTCTGTATAAAGTTGTTTCATCAAACTTATCATTTAATTTAAACCTTGTGAAGATGTCATAAAAATCTGCTTTGAAAGCAGGTGGAAGATAATGTACATTGATTCCTGTAAACGAATCACCAAATCTTCTTAGTGGAAAAACTAGAGGAAACATATCAAAGTAAGGTAAAGTATTTTTTGTTTTTGCATCATAAAAAAACATATTGAAATGAAATAGTTGTATTTTGTTTGCTCTTCGTTCCCATTTTGAAAGAAGTTCACCAGGTTTTTCACTAACACTAATAAGGTCTTTTATTTTTTCATTAAACCATATGAATGACGGGTTCTCATCCGTTTCCGTTTTATAAGTTTCCTTTTCTTCTATGATTGTATCGAATATAGTATTTGCCATATGAATATTTAGGTTAGAAACCCAGTTGGTCTTCTGTTAGAATTTTAAATTCCATACCATTATTTTTACAGTATTCTTCTGCGAATTTCCATTTTGCAGTATTTTTGTGCCATTCTTTTAATTCACCATACCATCTTCGTGTTTTTCTTTTGGGTTCGAGATTCGGTCCTTTTAAATATTTTTTTGGTTTGACTTCTATGATAAATTTTTTTGTTGAACCATTTGGTCGTTCTACTTTGATATAAAAATCTGGAAAATATCTATGTCGTTTATTATCCCATAATGATATATAAGGTATGATGATTTCTTCACTTGACCATTCAATGATTATAGGGTTTTCATCACAATATTTCATAAAACTTCTTTCCCAAGTAGACCTATAAAAGACATTGGTAGGATTACCTTTATATTTTTTTATATTCTTGGGACTAAATTTTCCTTTGTAGGACATGATTATCATTATCCATATAAATAGATTATACAAGGATATTTATATGCCCAGTATAAAAGATATAGTAGCAGGACAATCAATCGGTGTCGGTAAACGAGTAATTTCAGCAGGTGCTAAGAAACTTAGGGGGATTATTAACGATAAGACTGGTGGTGGGGTATTTCAGAAAACTTTTAGTGTAACAAAATTGACATATCCATTAGATGTCGTTGATGATGTACAACAAGGACATTATATCATGTTTACTGTAAGAGAGATATCGAAACCAGCAATAGTTGATGACAGTAAAGGAAAGGAGAAAAAGGGTGAGAAAATTCAGAATCCTTATCTAAAAGGCGACCCTTTTACTCTAAAGCAAATAGAAGAATTTTCCAAGATGGGGGTAAGAGATACTCCGTATACAGATGCCGAGATTAAAGCGCATCTGGATAAGTTGCAGGGGACAGGTGAGTTTACAGATGCCCAGAAGCGAAAAAATTTGGCAATATTTATGCCTAAGAAGGTGGCTGGCTACGGTAGCCGTGATATAATGTTACAGGCAGGGAAAGGGACAAGTGTAACTCCATCCATTGTAAAGGATACGACAAATCAATCAATAGAAGGTGCCGAAAATGCCGATACTGAAACGACAAGTGCACCACAAGGTGAATATAAAGATAAGCGGGGTATTGCTCGATTTCGTGCTCGTCCAGCTACCAAAAGAACAAAAACAATAATAACTTTGTACATGCCACCACAAGTTAAAAATATTACAGGTGTTGTTTATAAAGACCAAGAAATGGGTAATCTCGCTACCATTATTGGTAGTATTAAAGATAATCTATCAGATGATAATAAAAAGGCCTGGGATATAGATTGGAGTTTTCTGCAAGGTGGTAAGATGCTTGCAGGAGCTGGTGAAATGCTTGGTGTGTCTGGTGCACCAGAATTACTTGTACTTATGAGGGGCAAGTTAGTATCTAATAGAATGGAATTTATATTTGATGCTGTTAAGAAAAGAGTTTTTACTTATCAATTTAGTTTTTATCCAAAACAAGAAAAAGAAGCACAACAAGTTCGTGAGATTATACAAACTTTTAGACAAAACATGTTGCCTAAAAGAACAGAAGGTGCAATGCAAGATTTTCTATCACTTGATGTTCCAAACGAATTTAATATAGAGTATTATTATAAGGGCAATGAAAATAATTTTATTAACAAAATAGGAACTTGTCTTTTGACAGATTGTGATATTACATATGGTGGTGATAGATATGGAACATTTAAGAAAAGTTCAACACTAGGGGAGCACCCAGGACCTGGTGCTTCTCCAACCGAAACACATATGACACTTACATTTCAAGAAATGGATATCATTACTAGCGAAGATGTTGAATTAGGATATTAAAAAATGTATTTTAATTATATACCAAACATAATATATGATTCAGAAAACAATAATAACTTTAAAGTTGTAACAAACTTACTTCGTAGAGTTAAGGTTCGTACAAAGGTAAAAAAGGATGCTGTTTTGTTGGATACTTATGATGTAAAAGATGGGGAAACACCAGAAATGATTGCACACAAATATTATGGTGATTCAGAATATCATTGGGTCATTCTTTTAGTGAATGATATTACTGATAGATATCATGAATGGCCAATGTCTTTTATTCAATTTGAAGATTATGTGAATGAGAAATATTCAAATGTTTATGGAACACATCATTATAAAACTGCACAAACATCTGGAGATACATCAAAGTATATAGAAGTTTATGACCCATCACTTTTAACTGATGCAGGCGCAACAAGTGATTCTGATGCATACAATAGTGCAACTGCAGTCACCAATAGAGAATATGAAGAAGAACAACAAGATAAGTATCGTAAAATAAAATTATTAGACTCACGATTTTTAGATATATTTGTAACAGAATATCAAGAATTAATGCAAGAAAGTATATTGTAGGATTTTGACATGCCAGCAACTTTAAAATACGCAGGTGATTTTTCCATAGAAACAGCAGAGATTATAACGTCTTCTGGACAGATTATTGATGTTGCTTCACATATAGTAGAACTTAATTTTTATGAAAATATTTTTTCTTCGTCTATAACTGGTGAATTATTCCTAGTGGATACTTTGAATCTTATAACGAATGGTCCTATAATTGGTCAGGAACAATTACAATTGCGTATCACCACACCAGGTTTTAAGGATAATGATAGTAAAATAAATTTCATTAATGAAGTTTTAATGATTCATAAAGTTGGCCTTAGAATGCCTATTAGCAATACTGCACAAATATACAAATTGTCTTTCATAAGCAAAGAAGCAATTACAAATGAAAGAATTACAGTATCAAAATCTTTTGATGGCACTTATGCAGGCCTTGTGGTTAATATGTTGTCGACTGAATTAAAATCAACAAAGAATGTGTTTGTTGAACCAACTCTGAACAATAAAAGACTTATAATCCCCGATATACATCCATTTGATGTTATTAGACAGGCGACTACACAATCCATATCTGCAACTAATCTTTCACCTACATTTGTTTTTTATGAAACCAGAAGTGGATATCATTTTAGAAGTTTAGAAAGTTTGATGAAGCAACAAATTATAAATAAATATTCTTATGGAAAACCAAATGTATCAAGTGGAACTAGTGCTGTGATTGATGAAAACTTTGCTCCAGGATTAAATGAAGATAAAATAGGTAAAGATTATAAACGGATTAGGGGATATACTATTGCTTCTAATTCTGATTTATTGTTAAACACAAGAAGTGGTATGTTGGGTTCTCATCTTATAGTCCATGATAGTTATAATAAACAGATAACTACATATGATTTTAATTATTTTGATACATTTCATACTGCAAAACATATAGGATATTTTGATAATGGAGACGCAAATCCATTTTATAGTAAAGCTCCAGTAGATGAGGACAAAAATAGAGTTGCTGATTTTCCACATTCCAGAACACATTTTGTTTCTTCGGCGATTAAAGATACGACAGTAGGAACGAGTGCAAGTCATGAGATAAGTGGTAATTTTGGTTTTGCAAGCAGTAAGATGGAAGAATGGTATCTACAAAGACAAAGTAGATTTATGCAGATATCTTCTGGATTGATTCTGAATTGTGAGATTGCTGGTGTGACTTCAATGGAAGTCGGCGATACTGTTGATATCAGTTTACCTGTTGTGGGTGCGAAAAGTAAGAAAAAAGAATCAATTGATAGTGTTTATAAAGGGAAATTTTTGATTAAATCATTAAGACATCATTTTAGTATTATGAATAAGATGCATACGATTTATATGATTGTGGTAAAAGATTCATCTAATCAAGAATTTTCTGCTGGTGGAATTCCACCCCTTAATAAAGAGGCACGTGGGTTTTTATATGCAATATAATCTTAATGTAAGGGAGGTAATTATCTGAGATTAAAAAACATAGGAAGAATAAGACCTGAATTAAAACAAGGGAGTGATTCAATTATGAATTTTAAAAAAGAAAAAAACACATTACGCAAATTACACAAGACACGAAAAGCATTACAAAAGACATTAAATATGATAAAATCAGAAGAATATAAATATTATCAGAAACTTTATTATGCACAATCTTTATATATCGAGAAAATAGAAGAAAGTAGTATCAAATGAAACATTATAAAGAATTAAAAGAAGGTGTTCAAGACGCAAATATTTTAAAAGCTATTTTTCTTGCTGGTGGGCCAGGAAGTGGTAAGTCTTATGTCGTTGGACAAAGCACTACACCATTTCAAGGATTACGAATAATCAATAGTGATATTGAATTCAATAAGATATTGAAATACGAAACAACACATATTCGTGGTGGTTATAAAGCAAGTCCTTTATTTGGTAAAGACCCCCAAGCTGCTACAACTATTGCACACAAATTTGCACAAATGAAAAGAGATAAGGTTGCAAGAAGGAAAACGGCAGCAAAAAAAAGTGGTGCTGAAAAAGGCAGATTGGGAATGATTATTGATAGTACTGGTGCAAAAATAAAAAAAGTTAAAGAACAAGTCAACGGACTTACACAATTAGGTTATGATTGTTTTATGATTTTTGTTGATACGACTTTAGAAGTTTCACTTCAAAGAAATAAAGAAAGGGCTCGTGGTGGTAAGGATAGACAAGTTCCCGAAAACATAGTAATAAGGGATTGGAAACTTGTTCAACGCAATAAAATGACATTAAAAAACCTTGTCGTGAGTAGAAATTATATAGAAGTACAAAATAATGATGCTGGAGAAAATGTTTTTAAAAAACTTTCCCAACATATAAAAATCTTCCTACAAAAAAAAGTTCAAAATGAAATAGGTAGAGAATGGATTAGAGGTGAGATTGAAAGAAAAGGTATTAAAAAATATACTCCAATTAAACCAGAAGATGTTAGTAGTAGACCAGGATATGACCCACATTTAAGAATTGGACATGGATAGATGGATTTTACAAAAGAATTAGAAAAGTTAAGGTTTGGAAAGAAAAAATAATGATTACTTTTAAAGATTATTTAATAGAAGCAAAAATTGGTGACTGTTTTGAAATAGCTGGAAAAGCGATGATAACCCCTGAGCCAAAATTTGCGAAATATATAACATTAATCCATGCAATTGTTAATGGGACGGGTAAGTTAGAAGGAAGAAAATTTGTCCATGCATGGAATGAATTAGGGGATATCATTCTCGATAATAGTAATGGCAAGAAAGTGGTAATGAAAAAATCTCAGTATTATGCACTAGGAAAAATCAATCCGAAAACGAAAGGGGCATATAAAAAATATACTAGAGAGCAGGCTACTAAGCATATGCAGAAAAGCCGCCATTTTGGTCCATGGCATATAAACGAAAAGTTAGAAGAAGAAATACCAGACGAACCAAGAGAAATAGGTAAGAAGAAAGTAAAAATATCACCTGAACTTTTTGCCACCATTCCGAAATAGTTCTTGCCAATTGACCGATATAGTATATACTTTAACTAACCTTACTATATAATCATATTATGGCACTAACAATTAAAGAAAAGAAGATACTAGATGATTTCATCGATGAACGTATAAAGTCTAATTACGGCATCGTCTATGGGTTTAAAGTATCGCAGGATAAGGATTTAAAAGTCAAGATTAAAAAAGAAAAATATGCTGAAGCTAATCAATATCTCAAGCTGCATCATGATAAGACTTGGTGGAATTTACAAATTGGTAGACAGAAACAGAAACCTACTCTAATCTATCGCAAACAGGAAGAAGAAAATTGAAATGTCCTTTGATAATTTAAACCAACATAACACATACAATATTATTCATCTACTTTCTATTCGTGCAGCAGAAAATATTATGCCAGAATTTCTTGGAAATGCAATCATAAAATTTTATCCAGAAAAATCTAGTGATATAGAGCGATGCAAACAATTTATAGACCATCTAAAAAAAGAGGACCGCCTGCTTATTTCTGACGGATATGTGTATCCAGTCTGGGAAGGCGGCAATAGTTTGGAACTTAAAAAAGCCTATGCGAAAATGTTTTGTAAATTATGCAATTCTATAGGTGTTGCCACTACCTTTGAAATAACCCCATTTAGAATATAATTTTAACTCACCGAAATTATTAGCTTTTTCATAAATAGTTTGCCAACAGGAGATAATATGATATGCTTATAAGTATGGTAAAAGAAGAAGAAGAAGAAATGGTTTCTGAAGAAGAATCAACTACTACATCAGAAGATGAATTAGTTGTAGAATTTGGAGATGATTATGATGAAATTCAACCGAGTGATATATAGGATTATAAAATGCCGATAGAATTCATTATTCCAACAGAGATAATATTATTATCCGTAATCATAGGGATTGCTTCCCTATTTATATTTTACTGGTTTATTAAATTGGTGGTCGCTCCGATATTGAAAATATTAATCGGAGTTATATTATTATTACCACCTATCCTACTTGTCGTGATTATCGGCATATTAATAGCGATTTAAGATACTTTCCATTATCTATGGGGTTATGTTTGTTCCTGTAAAATGTAACCCTTTTTTTATAACCAAAATTTGACATAATACCAGAAATCAGGTATACTTATATCTAATTATGAATAAAACTTCAGAGCGAGTTATAACATCGGTATTAAAGTGGATGGGAACTATCATTGCACTAATGTGTGTGATTTTAACTTCGCTTAATATCCTATACCCAATTAATATTATCTGTGGTTTTATCGCCGCCGTGCTTTGGGCAATAGTAGGGATGCATTGGCAAGAAAATGCTATTATGATAATTAATGTCGTGATGGCAGTCATATACGGCATGGGCATTTTAAAATGGCTATTATGAGAATAATAAAGAAAGATGAAGTGATAGCAGAATCCAAATTGGTAGATACAGTTATCAATAAAGATGTTAAAAGAGGATTGTCTTGCCTACCAGATAACTATATTGATATGATTATAACATCGCCGCCATACTGGGGATTAAGAAATTACAATGTTGACGGGCAAATAGGACAAGAGAAATCGCCCGAGGAATATACTGAAACACTTAGGTCGGTATTTAGTGCATGTAAAAGAGTTCTGAAAGATACAGGCACTTTGTGGCTAAACCTTGGCGATACTTATATGTCAAGTGGCGGTCCATCGAGGCATCATGGATATTCCGACCCTAAAAACAAAGAAGGCAGGAATATAGATTTCCTAGAACCCCAATCATTTGAACATAAAACTATTAAACCAAAAGATTTAGTGGGAATACCTTGGCGAGTAGCATTGGCACTACAGCAAGATGGTTGGTATTTAAGGTCAGATATAATTTGGCACAAACCCAATGCGATG